TTATAGACGAAATAAACGCCCAAACCCCCGCGCCCGCGCCCGCGCCCGCGCCCGGTGGCGGAACTGGCGGAGGCGCAGGCGGAGAAGGCGGTGCTGGAAATACCAATGTAGACGGGTTTAGCGGAACGCCCTATGAAAACTTTATGGGCGGTTTCATTCCCGGCGCAGGGCAATCCTATGACGCAGGCGTAAACTACGGGCCGTCAGCGTCTGAGGCCGCAGGTTTCAATCCTTACGGCGGCGGCTCAGCAGCCGCTATGAACGTGTCGGACGGGCAAGCAGACGCAATGGGATTGTTTGATGATCCAAGAGATTATACTCAGTATGATCCCGGCGATTACGTTAGAAGCACAGTTCCTGCTCCAATAATGGGCACCAAGCAGGGTGGCATGCCCGGCGGCGGCCCGGGGGTTGGTTATATAAAGACTGGCGCTCCTGCATACAGTCAATCAGGATTTCTTGCAGGAGAGATACCTCCGGACGGGAGCTTTTCAGGGCCATTTCAAGTTACGCAAGCCCCAGCACTGCAAGCGGCTCCTAAGTTTTCATCCACAGGTTCTAGAAGGAGGCGGTAGCTGTGAAATCTTCTGCCCCTAAGAATGTAGCCAACCCAAGCCTTTATGCAAAAGCTAAGGCTAAGGCCAAGGCTAAGTTTGATGTTTACCCGAGCGCATATGCAAACGGCTGGATGGTTCAGGAGTACAAGCGGATGGGTGGAAAATACAAAGGCGCTACTGGCGGCGAGGTGAGCTTAGATCCGAAGAAAAGCGATCTTGATAATGACGGCAAGCTAAGCCGTTACGAGCGTAAGCGCGGCACCGCTATCGCCAAGAGTATGGCAAAGAAAATGAACATGGGCGGAACCGTGATGGTTCAGGGTCGTGGCTGTGGCGCTATCATGCCAAACAAGCAAAAGAAGACGCGAGTGCCCCGTGGCTAGAACTGGGCTAAAGAAATGGTTTAGCGAAGATTGGGTAGATATCGGTGCCCCAAAGAAGGATGGCAAGTATCAATCGTGTGGCCGAAAAAACGCATCAAAAAAAAATGGCCGAGCTTACCCAAAGTGCGTACCGGCGGCAAAAGCGGCAAGCATGACGGAAGGTCAGAAAAAAAGTGCGGTAGCGCGAAAAAGATCTAAGAGACAAGGTGTGGGCGGAAAGCCTACAATGGTGAAAACATTCGCCGCGAAAGGCGGAGCAATCAACAAAAACTCAGGTTTATTTGGGAGAAGGTAAATGAAGGCAAAAGGCTACAGAAGAGGCGGCGCTCCAATGGGCATGAAGAAGCCGGGCAATGAGATTGTTCGTCCGGATAAAAAAGCTCCCCCAGCAACACGCGCTCAACGTCGATCTACGCTAAGCAGGGCGCAAAGGAATCTCCTTGACTCTGTCCAAGGCGCAGAGGGAAGCAAGCAAGCCACAAGCGTTATCCAAGATCTTTCAGACGAATACGGCTTCAAGCCCGGTAAAAGAGCCGGCGCTAGAGGGCGTGGTCGTAGAAGTGCCACGCCTCCCGGTATGAACATGGGCGGTGCGGCCATGAAGACTAAGGGTTACGCTAAGGGTGGTGCCGCGATGAAGACTAAAGGCTCGGCCAAGGGCGGGGCAAGAAAGCCTTCATCCAAGAAGAGTGGACTGTACGGACGCTAGTGGCTTACCTTCAGAGCAACATCCCTCACTTCAAGTGCTGGGTTCGGAAGGAGTACACGCACAACCATGAGAAGTATCATGGGGAGTTCATCCATGCGATGGCCATTGCTGTAACCACCATGCCGACTCGGTGCTTGTCATTTCAGGTGATTTTTACCGGCGCAGAGACATACGACGATGACGATGAGCAAAACGCACATGGTGGAGCCATGTGGGCAAGAATGCCTATCACGGCCTTGGTTGCTGACACGCCACTTGACGATTGGCCTGAGGCAATGCCTGTCTGGGCTGCTCAACCTTGGGATTGCAGTTCTTATAATCACGCTACTTACGTCCTTGACCGTTGCACACCTTGCCCTTGGCTTGCCAAGATTGATGGTGAGTTTTATCCGGCGAAGTATTATTTCACAGTGGATTATGCAGAAAATGAGATAGCGGATGACCCAGCTCAACACAAGCAAAGCCACATTTTAGAGCTGCTTGATGCTGGAGAGTGGACGGGCAACATTGTTGCTTTACCTAACAACAGAGTACGGGTAACACACCCTGCTTGGTTTGAGACAGGGGATGGTGCCCCAGATTTTAAACCAAGCCAGCATATTCACTACTCGAAAAGTGATTTAGACTATACTCTTGACGTAAATCAGGTTTTTAACAACCTATACGCGGGTGACGAAGATGGCGGTAAGCGGAAGTAAAGATTTTGAATTAGACGTAGCAGACTATGTCGAAGAGGCGTTTGAGCGTTGCGGCTTAGAGTTACGCACAGGTTATGACCTAAAAACGGCAAACAGATCCCTAAACCTCATGCTCGCAGAGTGGGCGAATAGAGGTTTAAACCAGTGGACGATCAATCAAAAGACTTTGGCCATGGTCAAAGACACTACCTCCTACACCATTGATGCAGTCACTCCAACCGCGACTATCGATGTACTTGACGTGTTCATTCGGGAGACGATCGGAGGCGTATCTACAGACGTGCCGATGACCCGCATGTCTCGGTCTGAATACGCCAATATGTCGGTCAAATCCAGCACAGGCAAGCCCAACCAGTATTTTGTGGACAAGCAGATTAGCCCGACCATCACGGTTTGGCCTGCACCTGATCAGAATTCTAAGTACGACATTTACCTTAACGTCTTGAGTCGTATGGATGATGCCGATGCTGGGGCCAATACATTGCAAATACCTTTTCGGTTTTATCCATGCCTAGCCGCAGGTTTGGCTTACTACTTGGCCATGAAGCGAGCGCCGGACAAGGTGCAAATGCTCAAAGCGTTGTACGAAGAAGAGTTTCAGCGAGCACTGTCGCAAGACGAAGACAGAGCGTCATTTAGGGTAGCCCCTGATTTACGTGGCTACACGATAGCGTAATGGCTTATGCGTCGAACAAGAGGGCATACGGAATCTGCGACATATCAGGATTTCGTTATCGCTTAAAAGATATGAAGATGACTTGGGATGGCCTTTTGGTTGGGCCAGACCAATGGTCACCAAAACACCCGCAGCTTATGCCCAAGCCTGCGCCCTTTGACCCGCAGGCATTGCAGATCACAAGGCCAGACCAAGCTGCTGATGGGAACGATAACAATTTTTTCACCGTCTACACCAATGTGGGAGATGGAATTTTGGGCACAACTTTGCAAACTTTTGGGATAACCTGTAGTGTTGGTACTGTGGAGGTAACTACGTCATGAGCTTCACTTTAGCAACGCTTAAATCGACCGTGCAGGATTACTTGCAGGTTAATGAAACCACGTTCAACAACAACCTGAACACGTTTATTCAGGAGTCTGAGAGCCGAATCTTCAAGATGGTTCAGCTCCCAGAGCAAAGAAAAAACGTGCAGGGTACGTTGACTGCGAGCAATCGGTTCTTGGCAACCCCAAGCGATTACTACGCACCGTTCTCATTAGCGGTCATTGATAGCAACAACAAGTACCATTATCTGGACTTCAAGCACCCATCATTCATCAAGGAATACAGCCCGGTCACGACGACAACTGGCCGACCAAAGTATTACTCCCTGTTTGATGAGGCAGCTTTTGAGCTGTCGCCTGTGCCAGATTCTGGTTACACGGCAGAGCTGCACTACCTGTACAAGCCAGCGTCTTTGACGGCTGGAAGCGACTCAGGTACGACGCTTCTGTCTACGGATCACCCTGATCCATTGCTGTACGGCACCTTGGTTGAGGCTGCTGTGTTTCTCAAGGAAGCTCCTGACGTAATAGCCAACTTCGAGGCTCGTTTCAAGGAAGGCATATCTAGGATGAAGAATCTTAGCGAAGGCCGTGGAACCCGCGACGAGTACAGGTATGACTTATTACGGACAGGGGTGACCTAATTGGAACCAATAAAAGAGTTAGAAGGTAAAAAGGTAGCGATTATAGGCTTAGGCGCAAGCCAGATCGATTACGTTATAGGAAAAGAAAATAGCGTCGAGTGGGACGAGGTCTGGGTCATTAACTCTGCCTTATCTGTCTTTGAGTGCGACAGGGTCTTTATGCTTGACCCGGTAAGCCGTTTTCTTGACACCGAAGATGCGGGAAACCAAACCGAGGTCATGCGAAAAATGCTACCGAAGTTTGAAAAGCCGATCTATACGTGCGAGCTAGATGACCGTGTGCCGGCGTTGGTTGAGTATCCTTTAGAGGAAGTTATTAAGGATCAGCGTTGCGCTTACATGAATACGACAGTTGCTTACTCGCTGGCTTTCGCGGCGTATAATAAGGTTGGGTCTGTTGACCTGTTTGGGATGGATTTTAGCTATAAGAATAACTTGCACTTTGCTGAAGCTGGCCGGGCATGTTTAGAGTTCTGGATATGTAAGATGATTGCCATTGGCATAAAGGTTGGCGTTAGCCCGAGGTCGTCGTTGCTAGACCAGAACGTGCCCCTCCAAGAGAGGCTTTATGGCTACCACCGGCTGGCTAATCCAAAGGTGGCAATGCCAAACCCAGAGGGTGAGTGGGTTGTCTGTGATCGGTCTGAGTTGGCTCAGATGGTCAAGAAGCACAATCTAGAGACGGTGGAGTTGCCGTCATCACCAGAGCCGTACAAGGGGTAGTCATATGTCGCAGGGAGATTTTCAGTTAGGGCAGGTAATGGTTTCTACCACCGACAATCGCGGCCATGACGTGGATTTTTGGGCAAAAGAAACAACGAAAAAGATATTAGGTATTTCGGAGGAGGCAGCGCCTCACATTCGTTTACAGGCGGAGGCTTTCCGAGATCAAGTTTATACCTTAATATGGATGGGTATGAAAAACGCTGTAGCTTCTGATCGTGTAACAATTAGAGGCTTATTAGCATCTCAAGGGCATGAAGACATGGCGAAAATAATCAAGGAGCTTTGACATGGCAATCACCAGTGCGATTCCTACCAGCTTTAAGCAAGAGTTGCTAGTAGGTACACATAACTTTACAGCCTCTACCGGCGACGCATTTAAGCTTGCGCTTTATACGTCTAGCGCGACTTTAGGCGCTGCGACTACGGCTTTTACCACAACCGGACAGGCTAGTGGCACAAACTATACGTCGGGCGGTGGAACCATAACATCGGTCACCCCAACCACTAGCGGGACGGTCGCCCTGTGTGATTTTGCCGACAAAACTTTTGGTACGGCAACAATTACGGCGAGGGGCTGTATGATCTACAATGACACCCAGTCGGACAAGGCTTGCGCGGTAATCGACTTCGGTGGCGACAAGACTAGCACTGCTGGCGACTTCACCATCGTCTTCCCTAGCCCAACGGCTACCGGCGCGATCATACGGTTGGCGTAATGGCTCATGCCGCTACAGACACTAGATTTTCAACCCGGGATCGACAAAGAAGGTACTGATTATTCAGCAAAAGGCGGCTGGGTGGATGGTAACCTCATTCGGTTTAGAAAAGGCCGAGTCGAGAAGGTGGGTGGCTGGCTAAAGCTTGGCACCAACTATTACCTCGGCGTAGGCCGGGCGCTGCACTCTTGGATTAATCTTGGGGGTGTGCGCTACCTCGGTGTTGGTTCTACGTGGAAGTATTATATCGAAGAGGGCAATAGCTACTACGATATAACCCCTATCAGAACAACAACGTCCGCTGGCGACGTTACCTTTTCCGCAACTAACGGCTCATCCACAATCACGGTGACCGACACCGCTCACGGTGCGGTTAATGATGACTTTGTTACCTTTAGTGGCGCGGCATCTCTTGGCGGCAATGTTACTGCAACGGTTCTTAATCAAGAGTACCAGATATCTCTAGTTACCGGCCCTAACACTTACGAGATCACTGCCAAGGACACCTCTGGCGCAACAGTTACCGCGAACGCATCTGATAGCGGCAACGGCGGCTCTAGCGTGGTTGGCGCTTATCAAATTAACGTAGGCCTAGATACCTTCGTAAAGTCTTCAGGCTGGGGCGTTGGTACTTGGGGCGCGGGTGGGTTTGGCTCTGCTTCATCGATCAGTTCGGTAAACCAGCTTCGGCTTTGGACGCACGACAATTACGGTGAAAACTTGATTATCAATCCTCGCGGCGCGGGAATCTATCGGTGGGTCGAGAACAGCGGAACCAGTATCAGGGCGCAAGAGCTTTCTCAGGTTAGCGGTGCTAACTTGGTGCCTACCGTGGGCTTGCAGGTAATTACCTCAGAAACCGACCGTCATTTGGTGGTTCTGGGCGCAGACCCAATATCAGGTATCAGCAGGACTGGCGTGATTGATCCGATGTTGGTGGCGTTCTCCGACCAAGAGAACGACCTAGATTTTGAGCCAACAGCAACCAACACGGCAGGATCTCTACGATTATCCTCTGGCTCTTTCATCGTTGGCGGCATCAAGTCTCGCCAAGAGATCTTGATATTTACTGATACCAGCCTGTACAGCATGAATTTCATTGGGCCACCGCTGACCTTTGCCATTAATTTAATTAATGAAGGTTCTGGCTTGCTATCACCGAAGTCCGCTGTCAACGCACCAAACGGCGTGTTCTATGCCAGTAAGACGGGCTTTTACTTTTACAGCGGCTCGGTCAAGCGCCTGCCCTGCACTGTGCAAGAGTACGTCTTTGAAGATTTAGATCTAGACCAAGCGTTTAAGTGCCATATGGGTGTGAACACTGAGTTTAGCGAGATCTGGTTTTTTTACCCGAGCATTACGGACGGTACTGGCGAGATTAGTCGTTACGTGATCTACAATTACGAAGAGAATCATTGGTCAATCGGTTCGCTGATTCGTTATGCATGGCTTGATGCGGGTATCGAGGATCTGCCATATGCCACGGCAACCAGCAGCTCTCAGCAGTGTGTCTTTGAGCATGAGACTGGCTTTGATGACAACCAAGACGCAATGACTGATGTCTACATTGAAAGCGCGGACTTGGATATCTCTTCTGGCGATGCGTTTACCTTCGTTAAGAATATCATCCCAGATATGAAGTTTGTCACTCAGAGCGGCGTAAGCGTGAACCCTGCAATGAATATCGTGCTGAAGAGCCGAGACTATCCCGGGCAGAGCCTGACAACGGACTCAACCAGTCAGGTTACCCCGACAAGCACCTTCAGCAATGTAAGAACCCGGGCGCGACAGGTAGCGTTTCGGTTTGAAAGTGATGATGATAATAATGCTGCCGACCAAAAAGGCTACAAATGGCGGCTTGGATCGACAAGAATTGATATGCAACCGAGTGGCAGACGTGCATGAGCAGACTGCTTGAGACAAGATTACCCTTCTCTTTGGGGGAATCTGTCAGCTCAGAAACTTTTAATCGCTTGGTTCGCATTCTAGAATTGAACCTTGGGGCGGTGGATTTTA